GTGCGGTTACAATCACCTCATCTAAGGTCCTAATGGTATCTTTAACCGTGGAATCGTGTAAGTTTATGACTCGTCCTGTGTATTGTCCGTAAGCGGTGTTAATACACAAAACCATCAGAAGAAAAAGAATTGTTTTGTTGTGTGGGAACCTCATGATCCCGTTCAATCGATTGATCAACCTAAATGATGATCTTTTTTTGTTTTTCATTTTGTTTAATTTTATTCATTTATTTGTACTAATAGTACAAGTATAAGATAAAAAATAAACTTGGTTTTGTCAATCACTTTTCGATTAAAAAGACCCCTATTCCGTTCCAAAAATCGTCCATGTCCTCTCCCGTGGTAAAGATCTCTCTTTGGTGTGTTATATAAAGGTTTTCCTCTTCACATATTTTACCAAACGCACCACTTCCCCAATTCCAATCATCGATTATTAATATGGTTTTATCAGAGAACTGTGGTAACAATTTTTTAAGTACATTATATTGATCATTATACCTTGTATCCCCATCATAAAATATGATATCAAGTTTAGGTAATTGGGTGTAATCAAATGACATATAATCTGTTTTATAGACATCCAAGTGTTCGGGATTTCCGAACCGTTTCACGTTGTTTATAAAATCCTCCTGTGGGGAAATGTCTATTCTCTGTTTTAAATAAGATGCTAGTTTTTGGCTAACCCCCATCGGCATTAGATTTGGTGAAGCGAAGTTGTCTAACCCGATCGCATGCACTTCGTTACCATATATTGCGGAACAGAATGTGGCACCTCTAAAAACACCAACCTCCAAGTATGTCCCACCAATAGAACAAATGTTATTTAAAAAACATCTGATTTTATTACTAGTAATTCCGTGAATATTCATGACATCGAGGGTTAATTTTGAAACCTCTAATTGTCCCCATTCGAGTGAATTATCAATGTGTTTAATTAGATCCATTTAATTTCTTTTTCTTGTGTTCTGAAACTATATCACAGTAATTACAGTCCCAACATTGGAACTTACATTTTTTTATCTTATTCCTCCACGATTTAAGTTCTTCGTGTGGAACACCATCCAAATAGATCTGTGAGGATTCTGATAAAACATCCTTACCCGCGGCATATGATTCTACAATATCCATAGTTTCGTTAAGTCTGTCGAAACTATCTCTACCATGCATCTTAAAGACATCAACGTGATTTAGAAATTCATCGAACTCTTCTTTAAATGGTGGGATGGTTGCTGTTTTAAAGAAAAACGCATCCATTTCTTTTTCCCATTTATGTTCACACGTAACCTTTGAGATCTCATGATGAAAATAAGGTAACTCATTTGGTTGTCTAAGGTTGTTATATGAATAGTGTTCATCCATTACGGGACACCTACCTAAACAACCCTCATTAGTTAATAAGGCAATTTCAATATACCTCCCATGTTTCTGTTGAAACATTAGTTGAGCTCTTCGTATGTTTTTTAACTCCTCAATGTCCCTCATAAGAATACGATCAACATTGATGTAGTCGAACCCCTGTTCCGCAGAATACCAAAAGTCTTGCGCAGTGGCAACTTTCCTAAGAATTGTATTCTTGATTTTCATCTCAGGGAAATGATCCTTTAAACCCATCGCAACCCAATGTCCGTGAGGAATTGTCATCGATCTTAAACCCTTCTCATATAGTGGTTTAAGGTTATCAACGAATAATTTGTAATTATCGTACTTAGGTGAGACATTAAAATTGTTAAAAGTCGCACTAACGTTAATACCTAACGATTCCTGTATGAACATCGCGTTTTCAAAGACCACATCCCTATCACTATCCATAATTACAGACCCCATCGCATCCTGAGTGAATGGTGGTATCCTACAAGTGAAGTAAATGTCGTAAATCCAATCTTTATTTTTCTGTAAGAATGGATAGAAGACATGTTTGAACGCCTCTTCCGTTAACATCGGATTTAGTGGTATTGAAAAGATTTTTCCCATATTAATTTCCTTCTAAACATCCACCGCAGATTCCGTTACATTCGGTTTTGTAAAAAACACAATCTAAACAATCTTGTGGCATTTGATATGTCTCGTGATTTTCTATATATAATTTATCGAATTCATCTCGTAGACTTAATATATTATTTTCCCCCGTTATATTCAACACATTATCAATTTTTAATTTATCCTGTAAGGGATAACAATGGATTGAACTTCCGTCGGGGAATATGTCTAAGGGCATGTAACCACAGATGGTTTCGTACCCTTGAACTTTAAATGTTGCAAAACCCATGGAGTTTTCCTCAACAGATTTTTTAGTTTTACCCTCCCATAGACATGGTGGTACTTGACAATCGGAAGTTATTCTTATATTATTGTATTGACCAAACTTAAGTATTTTGGTGATCTCACTACCCATCTCTTTATTATTGATGAGGTATGTTCCTGTTAAATCTAAACCTAACCTGAACGCATTGATTTTACCACCTAATTCAGAATGTAACCACCTCATATAGGTGTACATATTTCTTTCCTCCCAATCGGTGGACATTGTAATTGCGATATATAGTCTCGGATTGTCTTGGAATCCCCATGTATTCGCATATGCGGTATAAAGTGAGAGATAGTTTTTTCTAAAAAGGGTGATTCGGTTTTTTTCGTTTAACTCGGCACCATTAGGTAACATCCACCTGATGTGTCTGATATTCTCAATTAAATAGTCGAGTGTTTTTTGACCGAATAAAAGATTACTTACTAAGTTGATTGTAATCCCTTTAGAAATGATGTAGTCCATTACACCAACAAAATTGGAGTGTTGGGTTGGTTCACCACCTAAAATTGTGACTTCTTCTTTCGTACCCTCAAGGTTGTAATGATCTAAGAGTTGGGCAACCTTTTCGATCGACATTTCACCCAACGTGTGGTTTACCCTCGCATCTTCTTTAGTGAAACAAAATGAACAACCCTTAGCACATGTACCATTTATTGCTAAGTTCATTTACTGTTTTTTAAAAATCCATTTTCAATGTGAGTGGAGACACCTCAACACCTTCAGCCTCTTTTTGTTGTCTACTCATGGCCACACCAAACTTCTCGTGTCTAAGTCTATGGCAATCATCAATCGTTACACATGATTTAACCCGTTCTTCTAAGAGTTGTTGTTCCAATAATAGAGTTGCCATTTTCACATTATATTCTGTCACTTTCTCAACGACCTTTTGAATAAATGTTATTTTATCAATACCACGACCATTTGATAGGATATCGATCATTGGTGTTTGGTAATCGGTATCTGCCATGTAACCGAACGCCTCTCTTTTCTGTTCTTCCCACGTATCTTTTTCTAAATTCGAAGCATCAACCATGAGTTCTTTGTGTCTTTCTGAAAATCTATCAGAGATAACTTTCTTCATCACAATTTTATTGAATTCCACACCTGATAACTTATCATTTTCCAATAACATGTATCTAACCTTTTCTTCATCAGTTTCCGATGATTCCGCTAACTGTGGGATCTCATCCATGATGTGTGAATTTGTTCTAACACTTACATAATCTAAGTAGATGTCGGCAAATACAAATCCTTTTGCAACTTCTTCAGGAATGATAATCGCACCCATTTTAGTTAACTCAACTCTCATGTCATTATATTCATCGGAAATTCTACCATAATAGTAGTTTAAATACATCCCAACGATGTTAATATAACCAGGTATGTTACCCTGTAATTTGAAAAGAATGTGTGTCATTATAGTAATTTTTCTGTAGATACTTTATTTGTTTCCCCTAACTTCAATTGATTCTTTAAGGACTCTTCTATTGAGAATGGGTTAGTTGTAGCATTCGCCATTAATCTGTTAAGGTTCATGTCTGTTGCGATTGTGTATGAGGACGCCAACGCTAAAACTTGTCTTTGTTGTTCAGGTTCCATCATCAAAATAGAATCCAAATTACCCGTCCCAACTCTACCATATGCAATCATGTCCAACATCGCTTGTTTAGCCATTCTAACCGTCCAATACTCACGTTCATATTTGTCCTCAAGTTCTTTCTTACCGATTACATCCATCAATGTGGTACCGTCAGGTAGTTTCGCATCATCACTATCCATAAACTCTTTGATCAAATCAACAAATCCCTGTCTTTCGATATATGCGTCTTTTAAATTTCTTTTGAATTTCCTAAGATCAATTTTCATATCGGCAACATTCAAATCCACCATCTCTTTCTTTTTTGGATCGGTAAGGTATTGTTTACTCTCCTCCTCAATTTCGATTTGTAACTCTTGTTTCCGTACAACGTACTCTAAGTGTTCGACGGCATCTTCTCTACCTCTTAATTCCAATAACCATTGTTTCAACTTGGCGTATGGTGTGATTTGAGCACCTCCCACAAAATTTTCTGCTTTGTATTTGGGTAATGCAAATGATACTTTTTCCGCTATATCAATTAATCTATCATCTATTGGGTCAATCAATGTTGATTCCCTACTGTATTTGTATCCCTCTTCCATAATATTTTTACTTTAATATAAGAAATTTAAATAAAATAATAAAGTGTTTATTGTCTCCAACCACACGAACCTGATGAGGTCCCCGGATTTACCGCGGGGTTAAGTCCCGCAACATTATTAGTACCGGTGTCGGTAGCGTAATAAAATTTCCACGAATTGTTATTTTGGAGTCCATTATATTGACCTAACATATATTGCCAATCCTGACCCATTGTGAAATTCTCTTCACCACAGTTAGTATCAGGTTTCGGAACATTACCTATATTGGTATCTGTACTATTATCCCATCTTCTGAGATTGTATCCACCCGCGTAAGATCCTTCATTACCGGCATAACCCTTCCCAACTTTAGAACTAATTCCTTTTTGTTGGCCGTGGGCTCCCCACTGTGTTGCTGTTGAGATGTGGGTATCATCTGAGAATCGGAATTTAAAACCTCCGAAAGATCCCCAACCATAACCATAGAATTCATCTGAGAACGCTGACGCACCATCACTACTATTATATGAACCTAAAGTTGCCGAAAACATTGTTTCATTCGACATGTCGAATTTCTCCATTGTCGTTGTCCCACCCGCAAAAATATATGAGTATTGTCGTTCTTTCCATAGGACACCAACATCGGATCTATTATTCGCTAAGTCAAACTTACTTTGGTGAGCATAATTGGTCTCGTTAACCATATTAATTGCGGATGTGTAGGTATCGGAAACCGTGGTCGGTCCCGTCCATCCACCGCCAGTGTTTACTGACCAAACATAAAATATACTATCCCCACATGAACCCATACTATAAGATGATGGGTAATCCAATAATTCACCAATATATGTTGTTTGATCTGTACTGTTAGTTGTTTTATGGGTACTTTTCCATGGCGATGAGGATTTATATCCACCAGCCAAATAAGAGTAATTTATAATCTGTCTGAATTTAAAATCGGTCGATCTCTCCTGTTGTGCACCAATTCTTTCCCAACCATCATCAATATTAGAAACACCAGTATAAACCACTAAGAAACTACCACTGTCCGATTGTTCCATAAATAAGGAACCGGTTAATGGGGACGATGGTCGTTGAGACCTAACCCCTATGGGTGGTCTTGCAATCATTTTATCGTTCATGTTTAATGAACCAGGTATTCTAGGGTTTTCTATTAACATATCTTTATATAATTACGCTCTCCACCCACAATGACCTGATGATGTTCCTGCATTAACTCCTGGGTTTAAACCCGTGACAGAAGTTGTACCACTATCAGTTGCGTAGTAGAATTTCCAACTAGTATTATTTTGTCCCGTACCGTCATAGTTACCTAACATATATTGCCAATCCTGACCCATTGTGAAGTTTTCTTCACCACAATTCGCATGTGGCTTCGCAACATTTCCAATGTTAGTATCACTAGATAAATTCCATCTTCTCAGATTATACCCACCATTGTATGAACCTTCATTACCGGCATAACCCTTCCCAACTTTAGAACTAATTCCTTTTTGTTGACCGTGGTATCCCCACATACCTGATAATGTGAATGTTTCATTGGCGAAATTCATTTTAACTCCACCACCAGATCCCCAACCATATCCGTGGTATTCATCACAAAAGGCACCCGCACCATCACCACTACTCACGGTACTTAAGTTATACCCCCTAAGTATTGTTTCAGTTTTCAAATCCATCTTCTCAACATTAGTATTGTTTCCCGCAAATACCCATGCGAACTCAGTTTCTTTGAAGAAAGTACCACAATCACTTCGAGAATATGATAAATCAAATTTTTCATTATGTCCGTAGTTGGTGTCGGTGGACATATTTATCGC